TCTGCATCGTCTGCATCGCCTGCTGCTGAGCAGACAGATAGCCCTGGTTCGCCAGGCCAGATGACACTTCCCCCGCCACGCGCTCGGCATCGCGCACCGCCTGCGCCTCCCCGATCGATTGCCTCGAGCCTCCATAGCCTCCGCTGGCAATCCCCTGGTGCCGGATGGCCGGCAGCGCCCGCGTCAGCAACTGGTCGCCGATGGGTGCCACTGCGGTCGAGATCGCATTCTGCAGGTACGGGTTGGTCGCCGGATCGCGCCCCGCCCCGAGATTGAACTCCGCGCTCTTCGTACCCAACTCAGCGAGATACTGCGCCGGCGTGACCGCCGCGCCGAGCTGCTTCTGCGCGGCAAGCTCGTCCTGATTGAAATCAGCAACCCGCGGCTCAGGCGACAACTGCGGTCCACCCTGCTGATACAATCTCGTACTTTCATCGACGAATTGCTTGACGGCGGGCTGTTGGAAAGTCGGGTATGACGAGGTGCTCGTGGATACATTACCGCCTGCGGATTTTCCCATTACGGACCTCCAAAATCAATGTCGTGTAAACCGGTTCAAAACCGAGTGGAGCAAGCAACCTAGCCAGTCCCTTGCGGCCACTGGCTTCCAATCGCTCACAGCCCTGTTCTCGTGCGAAGATTTCCAAGGCAACCCTCGCGTGACCCGACCAACTCTTGAAATTAATTCCCTGGAGTAGGACGATTCGGAGAACGCGGAGGGCCGGATATTCCGTACACTCTGTCAACATGCAGCCGAGCAATTCCGCACCCTCCCCAGCAAGGGCAACCCACACTTGCATCTTGTCGGCAGCTATCAACGCCTTGATGCTCGACTCCGATAGCTCTCCGTAGCAATGTTTGAGGGCTTCGGCGAAGTATGGCGTCAATCTAGCCCAGACCGGTCCCTCGATGGCGAGGTCCGAACTGAGGCGCGTGACCTGCAGTTTTCTCGGAGCCATCTGTTGGGCAACCGGAGGAGCTTCGATTTCTTCTAGAACTTGCTCACTGTTCATGTTTAAATTAGGTGGGCGAGAGAATTTTCGCGAATCCTCCCGCCCCTACAGTCAGGAAAATTGGAGTTTCCCGAGTGCCCTACAAGTCTAAGACGTTCGAAGAACTGCTGGCCAAATATGTCCCGATCAGAGAACCCGATCACTGCTGGCTCTGGACTGGGACTATCACCAGTACGGGATATGGTCTTTGCTACTGGCAAAAGAAAAGTCGTGGCGCTCACCGGATGGTGTACGAAAACCTCGTTGGTCCTGTCGCGCAGGGATTTGAACTGGACCACACTTGCAGAACGCCGCGATGTGTCAATCCGGCTCACTTGGAACCCGTCACCCATAAAGAAAACATGCGACGTGGCAGGCACTACTGGCGTGAACAGACCCATTGCGCTCGCGGTCACAAGTACACCCCGGAAAACACGCGCATTCGCTCCGATAGGGGAAGTCACCGCGTTTGCCGCGCTTGCCGCATGTTGGAACGCAAACACCGCTATGCAAATGGCCCTCATAACCGAGACAAGACCCACTGTCCGCAGGGCCACACCTACGACTTTGCCAATACCTATATCAGTAGCCGTGGAGGCAGGAACTGTCGAGAATGCAATAAACTCCAGAAACAACGCGCTACTCTCGCGAAGAAGAAGCTGTCGGCTTAGTTCCATCATGGGGTAGCCGCCGCCGCTTCCAGTGCCTCGACTTTCGCCTTCAGTTGCTTAATCGCGAGGGCCATGTGGATGATAATTTCGTGGATGTTCAGACCCAGTAACTGCGTCTCCTCGGGATCCTCTTCACGCAATTTGCCTGGCTTATAATCCACGGCGCCTGGAAGTACTGGAAGAACTTCCTGCGCAACAAAGCCGACCACGCGCGTTCCTTCAGGCGTGCCACCCATTCCGTTGTAGGTGGCCTCGATTGGTCTCAGTTTCTCAATTACATCCAGCCCTCCCACAAGGTCGGTCACGTCCCGCTTCACGCGCGCATCTGAAGCTATCGTCCACGCGCTGGTGGTAGGCTTTGCTGCACTATCGCTCGACAGTTGCAGTTGATACGCCGGTGCCATGCCGATGCCCACGTTGCCTGTCGTGAACCGGTGGTCAAGGGCGGCATAGGTCATTGGAACGTAGGCGCTGACGGCATCGTTAGTGACCTGCATGGCCGTCGTGCCGCCGGTGGGGGAGAGCAGGACGTTTTGGTCCGCACCCATCTTTACGCGGAAGGCAAACCCTCCGCTTGTCGTGCCGACCCCGAGGGTACCGACGTTGGTCAGCGAGAAGCCTGCACCATCAATGTGGCTCAGCCACGGCGTTTGAGCGGTGTTGGGAGGAGCCACCCACGTTGCATCCTCGCGGAGGAACTTAGCGGTACCCGCCGATGCACCGGGAGTGGGCACGGTGCCGCCTCGGCCGCTGGCTCCGCTCGCGATCATGGGCAGCGCGTTGAGCGTCACGTCAGCAGTAAGTGCACCGCCGCCCGACATGCCCGTTCCCGCGATCACTTGCCTCGAAGTGGGCACGCCCGCCGCCGGGGCGCCGGTGATCTTCGCGTAGGCCAAGCTGGTGATCCAGGCCGGGTCAGCATAACTGCCGAGAACCGATACCGCATTCGTGACTTGCGCGGCAGTGTAATCTCCCGTGGCCGCAATGACATCTCCAATGCGCGTGAATACGCTGGTGACGGCACCGCCTCCCCCGCCGCCGGTGATCGTGACATTGGTCCGGCTGCTGCCCGCATCATCAGTGGCCGTAACTCCGGCGCCGATGAAGTTCAATATGGTGCGTACCGGTAAGGCGATGCCCTCGTCCTGAACCAGGGTGATCCCGCCTCCGCCTCCACCGCTCCCGCTCAGCGGATGCCACGCGCCGGCGTAATAGACGTAGTAACCCGCCCCGCTCCCCGGATTCCAGTCGGTGCCATCGGCGTAGACGAGCATCCCCTCCCGCGGCTTGGCCGGCGCGACATGCCAGACCTTGTGAAGCGAATCGCGGTGGCGGTAAATGTCGACCTGTTGCTCCTGGGCCACGTCCCAAAGCATCTTGAGACCTTCGCGGGGATCGTCGGGGAGCGGCCGGTCTAGTGGCATGGTTACAGACTCGCGGTTGGCTCGAGGTCGAGGTCAAAGCCGATGAGCTTCCAGTTGACGCCCGCGGTGAAGCATTGCACGCGATAGGAAAGATACCGGAAGGTGCCGAAGAAGCCGAGCTTCACGGTCTGGCCCTGCGTGAAGGTCTGCGCCGGCTGCCACGAGACCGGTGCCTTGCGGCTCATCGAGAAACCGAACGCGATTGAGAAGGTGATATTGTCGTCGCAAACGAACTTGGGCCAGATCTCGCGCATCACCGCTAACCGCCCGTGGTCGATCACGATCTCGCCGCGCGACGTTCCCTTCACCGCCACGCCGATGCGCTCCACGTAGTTCACGCTCGCATCACCCACGTCCACGGTTTCCCCGTTGACTCGAAGGCGCAGGGCCGTCGCCGCCAGCGCCAAGCCCTCGGAGGCCCGCTCGTAGGTGTTGTATTCCCAGGTGGTGGGATCCTGCGCGGGCCAGTCGCCGATCACCGAGGCCCAGGAGTTGGTGCTCGGCGTGGACTTGCTGGGACCGGCGGCGAGGGCGTGGTTGTTGTCTTCGAGGTCGCGGATGGCCCAGGTATCGAACTGCCAATTCCAGACCAGCGCGAGGTTCGTGGCCACCGAGCCGCCGGCGGGAAAGCAGATCCAGACTTCCTTGGCATTCATCTTCCGGATGACGCGCACTTTGTCGTAAGAGGTGGCAGTCAGTTGCGAGAAGAACCAGCGCTTAGTGCGGTCGTAGCCTATGCTGGTGACACTCTGGAGATCGTGAATGACGAAGTCGTCGGCGGTCACCTGGAATACTTTGTTGAGGAAGGTGACGGCGCACCCTTGCGCCAGAGCGCCTATCTCGCTGAAGACCCGCCGGAAGGCCATGATGTCCTGGCCGCCGATGAAGGTCATTGCCCACGTCTGCACGCCGGTCATGATCATGAGCTGATTGCCCACCTGAAGGGCATCGATGATGCGGTCCTCGCCCTCGGAGAGCGAGATCTGCCCGGCATCGAGCGTCTCGTCGGCCACATCCCAGGAGGGCGGGATTCCGAGCGGATCAGCGGGGTGCGACCACATGACCAGCCGGTCGTCCCGCTCGCCTGAGATCGTTACGTCAAGGGCGACGAGAAACTGCTTGAAGGGGGTGATCACCTTGGCCCGGTGCGTAGCGGGCCAGTTGGGCAAGTCGGCCAGATCGGTAGCCGCGTTGGGAAGATCCCAGTACTGCGGCACGTCGACGCCGTTGTTCAGGATCAGGTGATCGTTGAACATCCCGCCATTCCAGAAGTCCTGGGTGGTTCCGGTATAGGAACCGGCGAGGCGGGTGATGTCGGTCACGGTATCGCCCGTAAGAGAGATGACCTGCTGGAGGCCCGTGTAAACCCAGTACCGGCCGGCGAGGCTGTGGACGAAGAAGAGGCCGTAGGGAATGGGCGAGCCGGGGAAGTTGATCAAGGTGCGCCAGGAGGGCGCTCTCTGCACACCTCCGAGTTCGAACTGCACGTTGCGGCAATCCGACCAGAAATTTGGTGGCAGATCGAACGGCGGCTGGTCTGTGATCAGGCCGGTCTTGCCAACGAAGTTGACGGGAACGATCACGAGAAGACGTCCTCCCGGGCGGCTTGTCCCAGCAAGGCGTCCTCGCCGGACCCGATGACGACGCGGCGCATGGACTCGAGGCGCGAGGTGGTTTCCTGAGCGATGCGGCGGCGGGCCTCGGCGCGGTCCTGGCCGAACTCGGAAGCTCGTTGGGCATCGCGGATGTTGCGTGCCACATGCCACCCGGCTTCGGCGATCAGGATGTCCTCACCTTTGACACTCCATATGTTGGTGCTGCCGGGGCTGGAGAGTTCCGTGTCCCGCCGATAGTAAAAGAACTGGACCGTATAACTGATATCCGGAGTGGGGTAAAACTGGATGTTAGCCGGATTTTGACCCTGGAGATTGAAATTGCGCGGCCTGCCCCGTGCGTCCCGGCCCATCGTCTGGATATGCTCCTGGTAGCCGCCGTACACCTTGAACGGATGAGCGTAGTATTTGGAATCGGCAGTGGCTTTGCATATATAAACAATGTCATCGGCCATCTCGATGAAATCAGACGGCGTCTGGAGCCACTGATCCCCGGCCAGGGCTTCCGTATTCTGTTGACTGTGCAGGAACCAGGGATAGGGCGGCGTCTTCTCGAGGACGCGCTGCGCCTGGCGGATCTCCGAGTAGATCATGTTGTCGATGTCGGTGCGCTGGCCCAACCTTCCGGCGAGCAAAGATTTCATTTCGTCGAGAGTCATAGCGTCACCACCCGAATTCGAAGACGACGCAGTAGCCCGAGCCGCCGGCGCCGCCGTTGTTCGGGGAAGCGGTCAGCCCCGCGCCTCCGCCGCCCCCACCACCGGAGTTGGCTAACGCATCGCTGCCGGAACCGCCGCCGGCTCCGCCGCCATTGCCGCCGAAGGTGCCGGAGACCGGCCCGTTCGGTTGGCCGGAATGACCAGCCTGGCCAGTGAAGATGATGTTTCCGGTACTGCTCGCTCGGGGATGAACTCCTCCGCCCTCGTAGAATTGGGTGCCGCCCTTGCCGCCGATCGCGCCACAGGCGCTGGCGAAGCTCGTAAATCCACCGTCACCACCGGGGTTGGCCGCTCCTGCTATACCCGTTCCTCCGCCTCCCCCTGCACCTATGCCTACGGGAGCCGAAGCGGTAGCCGTGACGTCAAACCAACTGATGGCGACTGCTCCTGCGCCGCCTCCACCACCTGAATAGGAATTTGCCAGCCCCGGACTACCACCGCCGCCCGCCCCGCCGCCGAGGCAGTAAATGAGGATCTTCTTCACGTTCGCCGGGCGGGTCCAGGTGCCGCTCGCCGTAAAGGTCTGGATCGACTTGAGGAAGGTGATCGACTGCATCACCGTCTTGATGAGGCGGATGTGGTCATCGCCCGAAGAAACCGCGTCGGTAGAGAGCGGATTGGCGGGGACCAGATCCCCGATACCTGTGCCTGTTTCAAGCCCCATGATTGGTTACCTCCTCAGCAGTGCGCCCATCGTGAATGATCGTGGTATTGTCCACTCTGTGTTCCTCGTACCGCGGGAGGGAATACATCTTGTTGCCCCAGTGGCCGACCAGTGCGGAAGTATCATGATCGACCCAGATGGGGATGCCCGCCTGCTCGAGCTTCTCGCAGAAGCCCCAGTCTTCCCCCTGCCACCGCTGTTCCTCCTCGATCCACTTGACCGGAAACCACGGCTTCTTGATGTCGTGAAACACCGTCGCCTTGATCATCATGACGCCGGTGCCAACGCGCCAGACCTTCTCGAGTCCGGTCGTGCGCTCGCACGGGATGAGCTTGCCGTGCTCGTCGAAGCCGAGGCAGGCGGTCTCCATCGGCGGGTCCACCTTGGTGGCGATGTTGCACGCAACGACTGCCCGCTGGTGAGTGAGCAGCCGCGCGACGACGGAGGCCGGGAACGATTGATCGGTGTCGATGAACAGTAAGTGGGTGAACGAATACTTGAGCGCCATCTCGCCGAAGTGCTGGCGCGCCGCCCACAGCATGGAGGTCTTGTGGTTCAAGACCGCCATCTCGATTTGAGGCTCGTGGCGCATCGTCTGGG